CACACCATGCGCATTTAAATTCATGCTTTATTTTTAGATTATTCCATTCCCATTCCTTATGATAACCTAAAATATTTTTTTTCCTTATCTCTCTCCTTCGATTGCACTCTTGATGTTTTTTAATATTCCTTTTATACGCGGCTTTTGCCACATCTTTACCACGCGGTGTTTTATTATATGCTTTTTTCAATTCCTTTTGGCGTTGAGAATATTCAGTATTTTTCTTTCTTTGTTCTTTTTTCCATTTTTTCTGAAGCTCAAGATTTTGTTTTTTTCTATAAGGTAATTTTGCTCTGATACGGTCACGTTCATGCACCATTACCCAACAGCAGCCGATTTTTTTAGTTTTTGACCCACAGTATTTTTGCGTTGCGCAAGTTGGGGCGTACTCTTTACCGCAATTTAAGCAGGTCTTGTTTCTCCACGTCTTTGGCTTCCCATCTTTACGAGCTGGCATTACTTAAACTCCCCCATCATGATCGGGAACTTTTTTACTTCATCCAAAAGGTACTGCGGCAACGGTTCGGGCTTCCTGTCGCCATCTGCCTTGCCAAGATAGTTCCTGTTTTGCTTCACACAATCGGCCAGCCACGCTTTGCCGTAGTAGTGCTCAGAATTGTACGCAGCGTGGGAGCTATGCAGCAATTTCTCCCGGATACCCTCGGAGTCATAGAAATGCGTGAAATGCCAGCCGCAGTTTTGCTGAATGGACGCCATCTGCTTGCGGTGCTGGCGCATTTCACCGATCTTGCCAAGGTCGTGCGAAAACCTCGATGCTACCGTCCCAAGCCATTTTTTCCCGCGATGGCAGTTGATGTTGTAGTAGTAGAACTCCTGACTGCAGATCGTCGGTGAGACAAAATCCTCGTTTTTAAAACGCTCGATAACCTCACGGCTTGGAATCTCATCAACATCCGATGTCAGCAGGATATCGTCGGGGTCAAAGTTTAAAGCCTTCGCGTTGTCGTACAGGCATTGGCGATGCTGGTTCTCTATGAACAAATCGCCGCTGCCATCCCGGAATTTCCCGATATGCTGCACATGCACCAGCTTCTCCGCCGCCCACTCGAACCGCGCTTTCTGCTCGTTGAAACGCATGGGTTTCGGTTGGTGGCGGAAATTATGGTCGCCTTCCATCAGTAGGAATTTATCGACTACCGGCCATAGCAGGCGCAGGCGTAGTTCGAGGATGTCGAACTCATGTGTGAACAAAAATGAATCCAGAACCTTTGTCAAAGCAACTTCTCCAACCATGTTCTAGGTGTCTTATCGCTGACGATTTCCACAGGAAGGAAATAATCAAACGGCTTCGTCCCTTTCAGCCTGATATCGAGCGCCATATCGGCAAAGCACTTATCTAAATCTTCCTTCTGCTCGAAACCGAACAACCTTCTCGCCTTGTCGCTGGAGCAATGCGCGTGGACGACATCGCAGCCGCGCTCGCGGTAATGTTCCGGTGCGCCGTTGTAGCCAGTGAGGTTTGCAATCTTCGCGGCAAGTTCTTTGATCGTCATCTTGTTGGTGTCGCCGTCGGGGCCGATGTTGACGATTTCTCCGTCTGCTTCACCGTTGACCATTTTCACCAGCGAGGGCAGCACATCACCAATCGGGCTGAAGCAACGCGTCTGTTCGCCGTCGCCATAGATTACTGCTGGTTTACCTTGGAACATGCGGTTCAGGAAGATGGAAACCACATTGCGGTATGGATCATCGTATTTCTGCCGCGTACCGATGATATTGTGCGGGCAGGCGATTGACCATTTGACGCCGTGAGTTTCGCAGAGGTTGATTAGCGTATCTTCAGCCGCAACTTTTGCAATGCCGTAGGGGTCGCAAGGTTTCGGAGCCATCTCCTCGGTAAACGGAGGCTCCTGTTTTCCATACCTCGCCATCGTGGACATGAAAACTATCCGCTTCACACCGGCTGCAATAGCAGCAGAGAATGGCGCAACGCTTCCACCGTACACGCTGTTGCTGATATAGTACGGACTGTACGGGCTGAATCCTTCATGGGCGCAGCAAGCGGCGTGGATTAAAACATCGGGCTTATGAATATCCATGTAACTTTTCATCGCGGCATGATCGCAGCAATCAATCTGCATCAGGCGACCATCGGAAAAGTTTCCACCCCAAAATTCATTCAGGTTGTTTATATCGCCGCATACATAGGTGTCATTGCCTACTACTTCATGGCCCTCTTTTATGAGCTGCTCGGCTAAATGCGAGCCTAAAAATCCAGCTATCCCGGTAATCCAGATTTTCACGCTACTATCCTCGCTGCCTGTGAAAAATGTTTATACATACGCTGTTTTTCAAACTCCAGAAGATACTTGCACCTCTCTGCCGTCCAAGCGTCACGGGTATGCCAGCCCATTTGCCGGATTCCAGTATGCGTGGCGTCAGGGTTTCCTTGGTCGCTTGGCTTTATGTGCTGAAGCAAATAGTCGCTTACATAGGTGAAGCAACCGCAATATTTAGCAATCTCTACCGCCCATGTGTCGATTTGCCAATGGAGGAATAGCGGGTGAACCATGTATCCCATTGCCTCAATCCATTCCCGCGAAAATATGGGGTGCGGCGTTCCGTTCTTATCGCGGGAGTCTTGTAAATGGTAGACATGAATCTTGTTTTCCAGATGGCAATAGTCCTCGATCAGCCACGAATCCCACATCGGAGTTGAGAATATAATGTCATCGCTCGCCAGCATGAATAGTTTGTTCTCCGGGTCTTTCATCGCTTCTTCGGCAAGCAAGTTCCACTTGAACGCTGTGGGCATACCGTCTGGAGTTTTTAAATTAGGGAAGTCGTAATTATCAATGCCGTCCGTGGAGGCAATATAAAAATCTATATTGGCCTTCTCAGCGGTATTGACCGCGCTTTTCATCATACGGTTTAGCTGCTCTGGACGGGCGCGGGTTGGTGTAAGAAGGGCAATTTTCACGGCAGCCACCCCGCTAAAAAGAACACCTTCACCGCGCAGAAAATGAAAATCGCGTCCATGATGCAGTCGATGATGAATCTCATTTCTTCTTATCCTCATACGCCGTACTCTGTATTTCGCTTATATATGCACCATTTTTCTGAAAATCCTCATACTCTAGCAGCCACACGCCAGCGAACGGCACTTCCTTGCACTCGTCGAACCACGGTCCTCCTTCAGTGTAGTGGATCACATCAGGGATGCCGCCACGGTTAACGGTAAGCTTCGGGCTGACCCCGGCGATGTAATTATACGTCGGCGGGAGTTCGCCAATCAGGTTATCAGGGAGCCATGCGAAGGCGTGGAGTTCCGAGCCTTTCATGAACCCGACAACCTCCTTGGTTAATTTCGCATTCGCCGGGTGCGAGCAGTTCCACAGCACAAAGCTCGACCAGTTCTTGCGGTGGTATCGCAACTGCTCACGGCCATCCATCTTGATCTCGCCTTCTTTTGGCTGGTGGCGGTGCTTGACGCACATCACGGCGTACTGGTCATCGGCAAGCGCAAACAGCTTGGCGATATCACTCATGAACAGCATGTCGCTGTCCAAAAAGAGCCCCCATCCTTTGAACCCCATCAGTTCCGGTACAAGGAAGCGCGTATGGGAGAACTCGGTGGAACTTTTCTTGTTGTCGATCAAGTCAACGAAATCGCCTGTATCAGACTCAAGAAGCGTAGGGCGCTTGAACCATCCCTCCTTGCGGAGTTCGCGGTGTTTTAGGTATTTAATTGAAACCCGTTCGTCGGTACGCTTGAGGATGGAGTGCTGGCAGACATGGGCAGCGACGGGTTCGCGGCTATCGTAGCCGATAAAGCAATGTAGTGATGGATCAGTGGCCAAGGTTCGCCTCGTCTAATTTCCTCTAATGTAAAATCATGTGCAACCATCGCGTCAAGCAAATCCAGCCTGTTATCGGGTTGTTCGTGAAACTTTTGAATCAACTTCTGCAAATCCGTTTCTCCGTAAAACGATCCGACGGCGGAATGATTTACATCGGAAATGCACGGGATTCCTCGGCGGATTGCTTCCCAGCCTACGGAGGAATTGAAGGTGATGACGGCCTTGTATTTATTCCACTCTATCGGGTTATCATGATATGGATCACCCTTGATCCGCAAATCCCACCAAGCTCCCTGTGTAAATTCTAGCTTAGTAATCGTTTCTTTTTTCCAATTTCCACATGGGAAAAAACTACATACATGTTCGGTAGGAGGGCAAACAAGTACCGCCTTGGAATCGTCATGCGGCTTTATCGCCCCCAACTCGCCTATCCACCGCTTTTTGGGGATTCCTTCATGCCATTTGAACTGGGTTCCCTTGTAGGAGATGCGGTAGTTGCCGTTGTAGTGGCCGGGGTTGGTGTAGCCTTTATCAAGATGATAAAATGGCTTTCCCAATCGTTCACATGCTTTCATAACATCGCCCATATGACGGAGGATGCCATAGCCTATATGGATATCGTATAATTTTATCAGGCTTTCGTCCCAATACATTGCATGCTGGCTATCTCCACCGAAACCCTCTTGGCATGCGCTAGCTACTGTGGTGGAAATTTCATGCTCAGTACGCCAAATAGCAGTCCTCATGCCCATCTCCATTTATAGCCACGATATTCTTTCCTTTTCTCATTGGCACAGCTTCTTATATGAAGCTTGTTGCATTTAAGAAAAAAACACGCCTCTTTAATACTACTAAAACATAATTCTTCCGCACTATTATAAGCAATAACCGGCTTATATATTATCAAAGAATTGGGAGTTCTTTTTAAAACCGCATACTTATGTTTGTTATTTTGGCTTGAAGTTACCCACTCTAAATTTTCTACTCGATTATCTGTTTTTATCCCGTTTTTGTGATTAATTTGAGGAAAATTATTTGGATTGGCAATAAAAGCCTTCGCTACTTCTCTATGGGTAAGAGAATGTTTTCTTTTTCCATTATTACATAGAAGTAATTTGCAATATCCGAACCTAGTCAAGGATACCGCCATTATATTATTATATTGGTTTAAGATACGCCCATGATTACTTACTCGGTATAATCCCTCGTACCCAACAACATCTTTCCATTCTTCGATTGATTCGTTTATGATGGCATCAGCCATACGCACCTCCTATGTGCTTGTGGTTAGAACCGGTGTGGCGCTGATAACGCCCATCGGTTCGATTCATATTAGCAGAAACAAAGCAAACTACAACTCCCCCCGCGCATCCATCGCTAACATCAGGCGAGGGAGCGCCACCCCAGAACCGTTGAGAAGATGACACTTGATATTTTTTCCTCCCTTCTTGGGTTTGTACCTGATCTGCGCCGGTTTTGATTGGTTGTCCCCGGTGTTGCTGATAGAAGAAACCTCCAGCCACTCATCGCCAACCTTTAATTCTATATCAAGAGTCTTGTTGCTGACTGGCGACCTATCATTGGCATCTAATTCCACAAGCCTATACACAAGCCCTAATTGATCCAGCATTCCGCATACCTGTGAGATCATTTGTTGATGCAGAATCTCCGATTGTTCCGGTGTACAGATTGCAAATAACTCAACCTTGTTGAACTGGTGAACGCGGCGGTATCCAGACGTAGCCTTTCCCGCCGCGCCTGCTTCACGGCGAAAACATGGCGAATATGCCACATATTTCAACGGCAAATCATCTTCTTTGAAAATCTCACCAGAATGCAGCCCGACAAGTGGCGTTTCTGCGGTCGGTATTAACAAAAGCCCATCCGTAGTCTCGTAAAAATCCCCATCGAACCTTGGAAGTATCCCTGCTTGTGCAGCGGTTGTTTTGTTAATCAAAAACGGCGGGATCACAAACTGCCAGCCATTCGATATATGGAAGGCAATCATCCGATTTATTATGTCCCATTCCTTCGTGGCTTCATTGCCGGTCAGGAAGTAAAACTTCGACCCAGTTACTTTTGCCCCGCGCTCAAAATCTCTCATAGTTCACCCCGCGCATCCATCGCCAAAATCCGCGACACGACGGCCTTATGAGGATGTATCTCGCTGTACTTCTTCCCCTGCCGCACCAATGAACGCCATTCCAATGCAACAGCGGCGTCGTACACCCGCGACGCATGTTTCAGCTTCTTGAACTTGCACTTCATACGCGAGAGTTTCACCTTCACCGACATCTCGCTTTTACCAAGGATCACCGAAATCTCCAGAGGCGTCGAACCGTTCCTTCGCAGGATATGCAGCCTCGTTATTTCCTCCGGCGTCCAGTAGGTCATGATGGGTCGTGCCATCCCCCCTTTTCAGAAAAGCGCGGGGTATTTATCCACGCGCAAGCAACGGTAGGATCGTTTTTTAGCCTCTCGGTCTGCTTTTTAGCATCGCCTTTCAAATCCACGCTTTCCCGCCACCATCCTTCTTCCGTTTCCCGGATCAGGAAAATTGTGTTAGGCGAGAGAAGCCCGCTAAGGCAATATTGGTGCTCCATATTCTCAAGGTGCGCGTCGGAGGGAAATTCAAGTATCTGCTCGATGACACCAATCCGTTCAAGATAGTATTCAAATTCGATGCTCACACCTTCTTCCTCAAGCGGTACGGGTCTACGCTATCAACACCCGCTTCGCTTCGCAACCTGAAAAATCTCCGCTCCTTCGCCTCGGCGTCGTACTGCTTCAGCGTTTTCGTCTTGTCCTGCCATGCACGGGCAAGAATTTCAAAGGAAGTCGAATAATTTGAACTCCAGTCATGCACTGGGTTCCTGCTGAAGCTCTGCTTGTCCTCGTCGTAGTCGAAGTGGTAGTACAGCAGCGCATCCAGCCCGTCCCGGCAACGCGGGTGGAACCAGCACACCGGCAGCGTCTTTCTCGCCGCCTCTATCCGGTTGTGGTGCGTGGTTTCCTTCATCACGGTCATCCGTATCCCCCAGTCCCTAAGCGCCTGCTCTATCGTAGACCTGCCCCCCGCTTCCAGCACCTTCTTGCCTGCGTCCTGCGGCACGAAATGCGCCCCATACCGATACGCCTTCCGGTGCGCCCCATCCTCAAGGTCAGCGCCAAACTTGAACCCGCGCACTACCCCCGTCGCTACATCGCGCTCCGTCGGCACCAACTCCCTCCCGTACAAAATCTCGCAGTAGTGCCGGATATCCTCCCTATTGCTCTCGTAGCAATCAATAACCACGATCTCCCCCGGCGCAATCTGGTAGAACCATATCGCCGTCGTGTCGTCGTAGCCTAAATCCCACGCCGTATAAACCGGGTACTCAGGGTCGTGCTCCACCCGCTCCGTCACCAGCCCGCGCTCCTGCAACCGCGCTACCCACTTCGCATACACCGCGCCCGAGTACCGCGTGTCAAACTCTCCTTCCCAGATATGCTGGTACGCCTCAGGATCGCGCTTCTCCATGTCCCGGCGCTCCATATCCAAAACCTTCGGGAAAAACGGGTTGTCGCGCCATGACACCTTCTGCACAAACGAATCCTCAGGCGGGTGAGCCACAAACCGCTGGTACGTCGCATCGGTCGGGTGCTTAGGGTTGAAAATTATGATGAACTCAGAACCCTCCTTACGAATCGTCGGTATCAAAACCTCCCAAGAACCAGACGACACTTTTTCCGCTTCCTCAACAAAGCAAATATCAACACCCGCCAACGACTTGATCTCCCCAACATTGTGCTTCAACCCCTTGAAGATAAACTCACTACCATTCACTCCATAGATCGCCGCCTTCTGAACCTCAAAGTAATCCCCTACCCCCATCATCTCAATCGTATCCGCCAGCAACCGGTGCACCGAATCCGCGATGCTCACCTGCAACTCGCGGGCGCACAGAATCCGGACATTCTTAGAAATTGCCTTTGCTATCAGAATCATAGCTACCGTCTGACTCTTTGCCGCACCACGGCCGCCATAGTACACATGGTATCTATGCGGCTGTAATAGCTCGGCAAATGGCTTCGGTATCCTTAGCTCCGCTATCGGCATTTTACCAACTCCTCGTACAACTCGCGCATCTTCGCAAAACACCCCTCCTGAAACGCAACCTTCGCCGCCCGGTGCAGCGTACCGACTCGCGGGTGCTTACCAAGTCAACGGGGGAGATTGTGATTAAGCTGGTGGAGTGACGTCTATTAGTTGATTATAAAGCTTAACTTACGTTTACATAATTTGCGA